CTACTACTACTTCAGCAATTTCTTCCGACTTCTCGGTCACTTCATCGTCAGATTTCTTAGCCTCATGAGTTGCACACATTTTCTCAGCGGTGCAGTCGGGGCAATCATCCATCTTTTCGGTGACTTCGACTTCTTCAATTTGTTCTTGTTCGTTCATAACGTCCTCTTGGGAGTCATCACGCTTAAAGAGGCTTACCATTGCCTGAGCATTGGCAGGACGGTCCACAAGGGACAGTTCCTCAAGCATGAGGTTTTTAAGTAGATTAGCCATTGTAATCTTCCTTTACTGCACGACCGCCAATGCTAAATGCGGCCAATTCACCAGACTTAACCATATTCCAGACTGCATCGTCGTAGACTTTATAAGCTACAACCCAGCCCTCACGGTCAGACTGAATACCTAGAGCATCACCAATCTCTTTAGTGATGGGGAGGGAGTGAACAACGACACCTACTTGTTCCCCTGTGTGCATAGCCTTACCGACACGCACATGCTCCATAAAATCGTTTACTGCTTTGACGAGGGTGTCTGCTTCAATAACATCACCCTGACGATCAACAACAGGTTCACCCTTTTCGGTAACAACGGATGCCCAGCCATATACCATACGCTGTTCGTCGTCTGCCTTAAGGATTTTACCTTCAATATGTTTTGTCATATCACTCACCGAAGTATCTGCTTCCCACATACGACAAGACCAGTAACGAGCAGATGTCTTATCAGTAGCTGTGTCACAAGAATGTCGGGAACGGAAATTAGCACGAGCTTTCGGGTTATCCCGCCGGATTTCCATGTTAGGATCACCGAATGTTACTCGTTTTATTTTGTCGCCATCCTGAACGAAAACTTCGAACTTCTTGTTTCCACCTTGGATGCGACGTGGCTTATTCAGAGTAACTTTCTCACCCTGATATTCTGCCTTCTGTAAGTCTTCCTTGAGCACCTCTGCTACAATAGCCCTGAGAGCCTCTAGGCGGTCCACTGAGGTGTCTTCTTCCTCTTCTTCGGGTTCCCCTAGCGGAAGATCAGCTTGCTGCCTGTAGAAGTCCATATAGGCTTCCTCCGAGGCTGCTGGCATATACACTGCTTGTTCGTTGTAGTCAGTGACATGAATTTCACCACCAAGACCCATGTCCATGCTACGGGAACGGGCTTCCATCTCGGTGGTAAAGATGTCGGCAGCATATTGTGCCTTCTTTACTTGAGACCAAGCCCCAGCCATAGCAGCACTCTCAGAACGACCCTCGGCAATCATGCTATTGAACACATGCATCCATTGACGAAGTTTCTTTGGGTCTTTAATTTTATCCCGTACAGCTTTTGGGAGTTCGCTTGTAGAAGAGTATGGCATCAACCAATCACCTGTGCTAGATAACCTTTAAATACCCCGAAGACTACAGCGTTATTAGTACCTGTCTCACAGGTAATACGTACATCTGCGTTCTTAGGGACAATGACTGCGGGGTCCAATTCAACTTGCCAAGGACCACCAGTAGAAGCGGAAATAGCTGCACGTTGAATGAATACTTTACCAGCCTCACGAACTTCTAGGTAGAAGTCTACGGCTGCATCTTGTTTGAGACTTACTGAACCAAAGCCACCAGTAAGGATGTAGTAGTCAGTATTACTGAAGGTCGTAGCACCCTTAAAGGATTGCTGGAACCCAGCTTCAATCTCGTTGTGAATTTTGGTAACGTCTGAAGGTACACCGTTAACCACAGTGGTATCTTCGTAGATTGTAATACGACCAACAAACTCTGTACCATTGTCGTTGTTCATCATAGAGCAACGTGCAAGAGGTGTCGTAAGTTCTACTGGGGTTCGACCCTGAAGTGTTACCGTCTGAGTAACAAAACTAAACTGTTGGTCACGACCAGAACCAGATACCGTATGACCTTCAATGTATAGGTCATAAACGTCACTAGCAGAAGAGGAGGATACATGAGTGATCACGTTATCATTAACGTAGACCTCATTACCACCCACAGTCCAGACAGTCTCCAGACCCCCAGTACTAAGCCCAGCAGACTTACCAAACTTAACAAGGGATTTAGCTTTCTTGTCTACGGATACTACATCACCAAGGTAACGATGGATTTCACGTTCAGCTTGAACAAGTCTACCATCAGGTACTTCGTATGCACGTCTTTGCCAACCACCAAACATCTGTTCAATTTCCTTGATTTCTTGTTGTACAACCCTGTTCGGATCATCAGCAGAAGAAACCTCTGGGGTTCTTGTCCTGATCTCTAGCGGAAGTAGTGTGTGACTTTGTGTAAGTGCTGCATCAGCAAGCTGTGGTTGTCCAGATACCAAACTGGAGATGTCACTCTTCTCCTCCTCAACAATGCTTACAGGAGGTACGCTTGAGTTTGCTGTAACAATTAGGTCAGCAAGTAAGCTGTTGTCTTGTAGCAGTGAGACAGCACTAATAACTGTAGTAATCTCTACCGAATTGGCCCCAAGTAAGTGAGCTTGAGATATGGTAGATGGTGAAACAACGGATGTAACTTCTAATGCAGAACCAACTAATACTTGAAGTTGGGAGATAGGGGTTGATGCAACAGATGGAGTACTTGTAGAGAACCCCTCGGTAGATATAAAATTATCATTAACGAGAGGTTCACCAGCTTCAGTTAATAGTAAGCTAGAATCTTCTTGAACAATTCTACTGCTCATCCCCTAAACCCTTTTATACAGGGTCAGGGATACCGATAGTAAACGACCCGAGAGAGAATGTGTTACCTGTGGTCACAACTTGGCTTGTCGTAAGACTACCAGTTGCAAGAAGTCGGCTATTCACAGTGTCTACAATGGCATAGTGAGTAGCTGTACCATTTCCAGTAACAGAACCATCTGAAATAGCTGCAACTACAACCTCACGACCACCACCAGACCTATCAGAAGGTGCTGCAATGCTAAGGCTTGTTGAGTTACCTAAAGCATATGTGCTGTTAGCCTCAGCATATGTTGTTGCTTCTTGAGAGGTAATCAAGATTTTATCAGCCTCTGTGTCAAGCACTGTTAGGCCATTATCTAGAACACGGTCATTAAGGCTTGCCATCACTCGGTTCCGTCTTGGGTTGGTTGAGTTACATCGGGGTCGTAGCTAAGTTCAGCAATCGCCATAAGGTCACTAATAACTTCAGGATGATTACTAACATCGATATTCGCACCATTAAGGTTACGAAGGAAGGCTGCAATCTCACGAAGATCATGCGGCGCAACATCGCCAGCTTCAATAGTTGGCATCAGGTCATAGTTCAGACCGTTCAACTCCCAGAGACGTTCAACCAACTGTTTGTTGAGAACATCTACGATTGCTTGGATATAACTCTCAAGCGCACGGAGGAACAGGTCTGTCTTCGACTTGGAGAGGGCATAGGAACCACCCTGCGATCCAAGAAGAAGAAACTCAGAAAGGACACTACGAGCAATGTCATGCTGATAACGACGAACAATGGGATCGATTTCGATATTACGGGTCCCAGAGGACGACATCAACTCAATATCGACCAAACGATTGTTGCTTAGTTTACCTTCAGTGTCAGTATAAACATCAGATGGCAGAATGATGTAACCTTGTTCATTGAACTTCACATCACGGAGGATAGTCTGTAGGCTAGACACAAACTGCGACTGGGCGGCAGTGGCATCAGGTCCAAGGTATTCAGCAGGGACACGGGCCACTGGGATACCAGCAAGTTCACGTTCTACTGCGATAGCCTCAATCATCTGGAGGTTATTCAGAAACTCATAAGACGTATAAGCATTACGGAGAATAGAACGACCAGAGGGGTCACCGTTCAGACTGGTCGTGCGGTAATACAACGACTTATTTGCTGGGATGTAATTCTTGGTATTAACAAAGTTACCAACAGACTGTTCAATACCCAGAACAGTGCCAGTGGTGACATCCACATCGAACCTGTTAACAGTCCAAGGCGCACGAGAAGCGATCTTACGGACACCGATACGACCATCAGTGTATTTCGACTTCTTCTTGTCAGACCGTTCATTCGGACCAACTCGACGCTTATAAACAACTTCGAACCAAGCAAACCCATACGACAAGAAAGACAGGGCCTCAGCGACATGATCGTCTAGGGAATGTTCCATGTCGTCAAGGACAGATTTAACAAAGTCAGCTTCAGCTTTAGCAGCATCACTGTCGTTAGCAGGCTTAACTTTGAGGGTAACATCTCGAAGAACTTGTTCAGCAGAATACATAACAGCACCAATAGTGCTATCATTGTCACGCATCTCACGATACTTACGGATAGCCTTACGGCCCCGAAGTTCCGGCAGAAATTCATCGGCTCGAATCTGACCGTTATGGGTATTATCACCAGCTACGCCTAGTATCTTGGTGGACTGTGTTTCCGACAAACTCTTCGCCATTATTCTTATCCAGTTATTTGCGAGATAGCCCCTTAGAAGATGAATAGGCGAGTGTCAGTTGGGGCTTCTGAATGCCTTTAAGTGAGAGGTCTGTTAAGGCCCATACACAGGCATCCAATCTATCAGGTGAACCAATCGACCCTAGTGGTTCCCAAGTTCTCATTTGAGTTTCTAGTTCGTTGAGGTTAGCCCCATCTTCGGGGTTGCTCACATGCTTAACCAGACCACGTTCATATAGAGCAGAAATAGGTTCAGCACGAGCATACTTACCACGGGAAGCATGGACAAGTTTTACAGGGACTGTCTCATCTTCACCGTGTAGTGTAGTCCTTACCATATCGCCGCCTTGGTTTTTCTCAGCAACGATACGGTCAGCATTATATTTATGATATAGTGAAATAGCTTTAGCTGCCCACCCTTGAGGGGACAGCTTTTCTGTGTAGTCGCCCAATACATAGGAGATGCCATTAACATCAACCCCTGCGACAATAATACCCGTCATGTCACTCTCTTTATTAGCTGTGACAGCGGGGTCAATTGCAACGACAATCCTATTAAGGTGGGGGACATCCTCAGCCTTAATCTCAGCTTTCTCTAGCATCTCAGTGGACCAGAGAGCACCTTCGGCCTCTTCTAGAACCTCAGCATAAAGTTCCTGACGACCTAGACGAGTTCCCTCATACTGAGCCTTAACAGCTTCAAGGTAAGTTCCAGCAAGGTTAGCAGCATTGTCAAAAGTAGAACCACCAGTAACAAAAGTCTTGCTATCTTTCATCAGACGACGAACTAGCTTAGTTGGTTTAGGGGTGGTAGTAACGACAATACGGGGATGTTTACCTAGACGCATACAGAACTGCAACATATCCCAAGTGTCAATGTCTTTGTTCCAAGCGGCAAGTTCATCACACCAAGCAATCTCAAACTGGGGACCACGGAGACGCTCAGGTTCCTCAGCAGAGAAGAACTGAACAGTAGCACCATTTTCCCAAGTGAGTGTCCGCTTAGTGGGGGAGTATTCAGGGAAGCCCATAGCTTTACCCTTGTAGGTCTTATCACCTTTCCAACAAACAGAAAGGAATCCAGACTCACCTTTAACCATAACCCGTTCAATATCAGAGTTAGTAGCAGCTACAGCAGCAATACGTTTCTTACCAAGTTTAACTTGTTCCCTGACCCACTCAACACCAGTGCGTGTCTTACCAAAACCACGACCAGCATTGATGAACCAAGTATTCCAGTCACCATCAGGTTCTAGCTGTGCATCCCTAGCCCAAAAGTTCCAGTCATGCTTAAGCTCTTCAGTCTTCTGAGGGCCTAGAACCTCAAAGATTTCCTTCACCTTCTGGGATGGTAAGGATCGTAGGGTGTCAGCCGTTATCTGTCTCTGTCGGGTCATTATCCTTGCCAAGCAATGCCATCAGTGTGTCGATAGCACTCTCGTCCATGTCGGGGTCAATATCTTGTTCAGCTTCAACGACAGTGTTAGTGGGCGACCACCCACCCTTACTACGGAGGAAGAGTTCTTGGCTCTTGAATGTGACACCATCTTTAGGGTCACCATACAGAGCTTGGTCAATAACCCTCTTACCTACTGCACCACTAATCCGAGCACGTTCCTTATGGATGAAGTCACCATAAATCTTATAGAGGGTGCTCAAGGATTTCGGGGCATCTTGTAGGTGTTGCATAGAAGCAATCATATCACGGATACCTACACCACCTTCAATGCAGTCTAGGATGTGCTTCTCAACTGTCTTGGAATATCGTAGTTGGTTGGAGGCCATTGGTTTAGTCCTGACTCTAAAGGATAACGTAAGTTATAACTTAAGCGGCACCTTAGTGCCTTTAACGACAATAATAATATTAAATATTGGTAGGGAGTCCAGTTCAGATGGGACCCTAATGAGTCAACTCTAAGCCCCTAACCATCGGCAAGACGACAATCCTGCTACTTAAAGTGACGTTGCTTGTCTTGGTTGGTTAGGAGTTTAGAGCTGACTAACTTACGTTATAACTTAAGTATCAAATCTTACTTGTATTATTATAATCATAATTAGTTTGGATACTATAGTTATATACTTAAGTCTCCTATATACTATATAGGGGCTTTTTTTACGATTTGTCAACCAAAATCTTTCACTTTTTATTACAAAAATGATAAGTATCTGAAAAGTAATGATTCTTTTTTATAAAATTTTTACTACAAGTATAGTCAAAATCTAAGGTTCTACAACCTGTGTTTGTGTCGTTGAGTATGAATCGTTGCGGGGGTTGTGTTATAGAAGCGTTGCTAGTGTGTCATTTGTGCAACAGGTCAAAAG